TTTTTTTTAAGTAGTTGCCAAATAGTAACAACAGCAATAACTATTTGAGTTAATAGATTCATTGCCTTAGGAATGACTTCAGGGTCGATTTGTGATACTGCTTCAGTTCCTGCTAAACCAGTAAGTCCTACAAAAAATGTTGTTAAAGAATTTCTCATAAATAAAGAGTTTTAAGTTAAAAAATAAATTAATTGAGATACAAATGTATAAAAATTATATAATATGCTCTTAAAACTTCTTATTTTTATGCGAATAGCATATATTATCCCCCTCAAAATACAAGTAAATAGACGTTATCCCGTCTATTTAGACCTATTTATGCGTACGGAAAGTTAAGCATTGAGAAAAAAAAACCTATTTAGATTTAGTCATAGCAATCTTTTCACGAATTTTTAAACTTCTGCGGTAATTTTCATACAATTTTAGAGACCAGTCTATATTGTCATCTCCATATCCTAGTCTATTATTTTTTATTCTAGCTTCGTAAAGCATTTTATAGTAGTCCTCATCATCAACAGCTTTTATGCCATCAACCCAACGTTCATCTTTATCAAGTGTATTTAACCATAATTTTTCTCTCTCATCCTCTGAATAGAGGTAGTTACGGTAGTATATTGGATTTTTAATTTTATAGCCATTATTTGACCTGTAAAAGTCATTTGTTTCATAGTCTTTGTATGTGTGATCTCTGTATTGAGGACTATTTATATAACCTTTTCCAATACCTGGACTGCATAGCACGATCGGTTTGTAGTATTTATGATCAAGATCTACTTTTGTTATATATTTAGTAATATAGTTTACAGTTTTTTCGTTCACATACCCATTGTTTTCAGTGCTATCCCAAATAAAACCATAGCCCCATCTCTCACGAATAATATCAGCATTTTCATCTGTAAACAATATGCCATGTAAGTGTAAATGCTCTGTATTTTTGTGTCCAAGTTCTGTTACTAACCAATGCCGTATAGATTTACCGAATTTTTTTCGCCATCTTTCTAGAAATAAACGAACAGCCTTTTTGGCTATTGCATTATCTCTATCATACCCATCAAGAGCATCATCTATCAAGCTGTCAATATATTTCAATGATTCAGGATTGAAAGTCAACGTTACAAAATGACCATTTTTGTTTTCTTTAATTTCCTCAAATAATCTAACCTTCCATTGCAAAGCTCTGTCCTTCATGCATTCCATGCATTTCCCACACCCAATAGGTACTTTCCCAACACGATTATCGGACTTCCCATTGTGAATAGGAAAAGGGGGCACAATGCCCCCATTCTTTTTGTTAACCTTATATTTCGGGTTATCTATCAACTTTGGATAAAGACACATTATTTTCCTCTATTTACATATCTTGGACTTATTTGAAGCAAAGATTTTATAAAATCAAGAGTTTGACCTCTACGAGTGAGATTTAAACCTGCACTCCTCAAGCTTTCATCAATACCTATGCGGTAGATTTCTTGTGTAATATTCTCCCACGATCTTTGGTTATCTAATTCTTTGTAGTGTAAACTTCTGGATATCTCATAGATCTTGCTTTTAATAAGATCTAATTCTTGAGGTTTCATTTTTATACCCCAACGTTTGAGAGTATTTTCAAGCTTAACACCTGCAAGCTCTATTTTAGCTTTTTCAATGTTAGAATTAATAGTGCCTTCTTTCAAAGATAAATCAGATTCTTTGTTTTTGTAAGTATAGTAAATATCCCTTAATTGCATGTTAATAATATCAATACTGTCAGACAAAGTAGATTCCTTAAGTTCGAGATTAAGATCAGCAATATCGTTATTGATCTGTTTGTTGACCTGGTCAAGTTTAGCGTTTCCCGTGTTTACTTCTAGTAAAGCTATTTCAGCACCTGTTTTTTCAGTTCCTTTAGAAATATTTTCAGCTTCAGCTTCTTTCTTTTTTGTGTCAGCCTCAATATTTTTTAACTGAACACTTTGTTCAGCTATTTTGGTGGCTATTTCCATCATTTTAGCGTTTTTAGTGCCCGTATATTCAGCTCTGCCACTATCAACTTTTTGACCTACACTCAAAGTAGAGCCACCTTGTCCTCCTTTACTATATAATAAACCAGGATTTAAACCAGCTTTTTTGAGATGTTCCATTTGTGCTTGGTAATTAGTTCTGTTCCATACGTCAAGGGTGTTATTCTTATTGTAATTGCTCAAATCTTTACTGCCCTGTATTTGCATATCCATAAACTTTTGTTGCATAGCAAGTTGGTTATTGCTAGCATTTCTATTCATGACGTTACCCATTATTTGACCGCCTGCGTAAATAGCCATTGTTGTTGGATCCATAATTCTTGTTTTTGTGCCCTTTTTACTAAAAAGGGCTGTTAATACTTGATAATATAGTATAGATGCGTACCAAAGTGATTAAAGGGGAGAATAAACTCCCCTATCATTGATTTCATCAAGACGCATCATCTACACCATTATCCTCACTTTTTTTACTTTCAGACGTTTTGTTGTCATCTTTCTTTACTACTGAAAGACCAGAGGCCTTTTTTGTTTTTTCTATCATAGTCATGCCATCTAATGCAACATCGAATCTGTCTGTCCTGACATTCGTTCCTGGCATAACACCATCAGAAACATCGTAAAACAATAAATTAACTTTGTCGTTTAGATCATCTCCATTTGATAAACGCCTTTCGATCGTTCTTTCAAGACTTTCCGCTGAATACGAATTGTTAACCTTTAGGTTATTATTCCTTTTTATTTTGTGTTTGATCATGATTAAAAATTTTAAATGTTAGGTATTTGCTTAGCGCTCATTTTACGACTTACTTCCATTTTAACACCTATCTGCGCCCAAAAATTTTGTGCATCTAATGATGTTTGCGCAAATATGTAATTAAACTTCGATGGATCTATATAAGTTGACAAATCATTTATAGAATAAGCAAAGAGACCGTTATTAAATTCGTTGTAGTCATATTCATAACGCCTGTTCAATGTCATAAACATTTGGTTATTAACATCTGCAAAATTACCATATGTTCTATTGTAATTTGTCATGTAGTTCAACCAAGACGGCTGTTTACCTGCACTTTTAAAGAAATACTTTGGAATAATATTCCCATTAATATCCTCAACGTTATCAACACCAGTATCCCAGAAAGCCATCTGATCGGTAATAAGCTCTTGGAATGCTATAGCATCAAGATCAGGCTTATGCAGATCATCCATATTGTCTAGAGAAACATCCCAACGATTTCCTTGAGAATAGTCAACACGTGGAGTCAATGATATAATACCCATAATATATGACGGTTCATCAACAGTTACAGACACATAACCACCTTTATTTTTACCTGTCATTTGTCCACGCCCGGCTAATGTTCCTAAAGGATTTTTTCCTGATTCAGCACTACTTACTACTTCCTGAAACGCGAGTTCTTTGGATAAACCACCTATATACATAGGAGTAGTTATACCACGTTTACGATCATGCATATACACAGAGTTAAGCCAATCATCATAAGTTCCACCGCTCAAGGCTATACGATTTAACATTTCGTATATTTTTTGTGATAGATTTAATGCATCCATAGATAATTTGTTGTCTACGATACTTGCGCTACTGATGTCATTTATACCATTATTTCCATCGATCCAGTCTGTGTTTAACCAATTATTGAATAGATCACTTTGATAGGTCTTTATAGCAAGTCCTTCTTGAGAATTTAAAATAGATCTCAAATAAGAATCGTTATACTGATTCTTGTCAAACAAAGAAGTATAGCAAGAATAAACATCCCCAATAGGAGAAAAATCAATATCCTCGTTAACAATAATAGAGCTTCCGATGTTAGAATTACTCAACAAATATTCTTTCATGGTATCTATTTGATCTAGCCTAAAAGTAACTAAATTAGGAGGAGACATGCCACGATTTCTATAACCAATAAATACTCGATTATCTACAGCATCAAAAAATCTGATATCCTCTGTGAAAACATCATCAAGCTCATTATACAAGCCTTCATTCAGATCATAAAATGTTACACCATTGTTATCTACATGATAGGAATTGTAAATTTCAGATAGAGAAACATATCTTTGTCCTGAAGCATATTCTGATCCTTTGTAAAAAATATAAAACTTCGTCGGATCCATCTCAACACCCTGAAAAGCTATCGTCATGTGATTTGGCAAACCTGGGATCATATTATCAAAGTATGCATTTATATCAAACACACTATCAGTAGGTATGATGTCATAATCATTGTTTTCATAAGTTATAGGTTCCCCTAAGTCTACATCATCCATAGTTACATTGATATCAGTATGAATAAATGAACCAATTTCCTCTTGTTTATTTGCATAGTAATTTTTATATATATCCCAATATGACAAGAAAGGCAACGCATTAAAATCCCTAGCATATTCCATTGCAGGATATGTGTCATCACTGATAAAATGACCTAGACCTTTGATATCTAAGTAAGACAATAATGATGAGGAGTTTACGTGTTGTTGATCTATAGGTAGATCAGCGTCATATGAGTGGTCAAGGATGTTACCCCATAAACGTAATTTTGGAAACTTCACGTTGCTCATTTGCATACCTATGTCTAGTTTGTTCAAATTTAAATCTCTCATATAAAGCCTAAATGGCACCAAAAATAAGTCTAGTTGTACCTTGTAACTCCCAAACATTGGTCCTATTGTAGGATGAGTCATTACCTCAGCGTTTAAATTTATTTCAAACTTGTCTCCTGGCAATGCAATTTCTTTCATAAAAGGCACAAGAGTACCTGCAGACATTGTACTACGAAATGCATAGGAAAGATCATGTTTAGATCTGTTAAAATCCTTTTTTATGACTTCATTTTTGTTTCCACTACCAAGACGATCACCACCTATTTGTGTTTTTAAATTTTTCATTTTGTTGTTGTTTTTTGTTTGTTGTTATCTATAAACATGTTTATAAGTGAGTGAACAATAGCAGACACTCTCTCTACGTTTAATTTGTCACTATCATTATATGCCTCCTCAAAAGTTTTGAAGCTAGCAATAACAGTATTCCCTATCATCAGATAATAATCATCTTTATTAGATGGCTGTCCAATAACGATTAATTCCTCTTTAGATTTCCAGAGAGTAATTTGTTCATTTTTTAGTATTTCTACTCTCTTTTGTTTAGATTTACTCATTTTAAATAATATTTAAGTTAATAATATAAATAATTACGAAATTGATATCCAATATTCTTTGCCTAACTCAAAAAATTTATTGAATTCTGCAAGCGAAATCTTATCAATCAATATGCATCCTTTGCTATGATCAGAGTGAGCACCAGCATGAAATTTAATTTCACTTCTGCCTCTAACGCCTTTTATTTCTAGGAGATTGGATTTAAATTTAGGAGACCATTCAAAAACACATTTATATACACCTTTAGGAATAAGATAAGCAATATTTTCAATAGTTTGAAACCTTTTTCTATTGTAGTGTTTATCTATATATGTGATAGTTACTATACCCTTCTGACGATTGTCATCAAATAGGTCTAGGTCGTCGTAACGTTTGAGTTCAATGTTTACTATGTTCATTTTGCCTTTTTTTTAAGTAGTTGCCAAATAGTAACAACAGCAATAACTATTTGAGTTAATAGATTCATTGCCTTAGGAATGACTTCAGGGTCGATTTGTGATACTGCTTCAGTTCCTGCTAAACCAGTAAG